AGACGTGTGCTCTTCCGATCTTACACAGTGCATAGTGCGGGTGTGTCTGGTGCAGGGGGGACATCTCCCACAAGCAGTGCGGGGGCGCATACCCACACAGTTACAGCAAATGGCACGAATGCCAATACGGGAGGAGGTGGGGCGCATTCAAACCTGCAGCCATATATCGTCTGCTATATGTGGAAACGGACGGCTTAACAATTAGAAAATAGAATCAATATCGGAAAACAGGCAGTCGCTCTTTTGGGAGTGCTGTCTTTTTTTTATATCAAAATATTTCAAAGAAAGTGAGGAAAAGAGCATGAAGAATTTTATTGAAGCGGTGCAGTATGCATTTGCGGCACTCGGAGGGGCGGTGGGTGCTGTCATGGGAGGTTTTGACGGATTCCTGTATGCCCTGATTGTGTTTGTGGTGGTGGATTACCTGACAGGAATCATGGCGGCGATCCTGAATAAGAGGCTGTCCAGCGAGGTCGGATTCCATGGAATTTTTAAGAAGGTTGTCATTTTTGCACTGGTAGCCGTAGGACATATCGTGGACACCCATGTGATCCAAAATGGCAGCGTTATCCGCACGGCGGTGATCTTCTTCTATTTGTCCAATGAAGGAATCAGTATCCTGGAGAATGCATCGCTTATAGGCCTGCCGGTACCGCAGAAACTCAAAGACGTGCTGGAACAGCTGAGGGATGGAAAAGAAGAGTAGCATCGGGCTTCCGGTGCTTTTTTCTTTGGAAAATAAGAAGGAGGAACAGTAATTATGAGGTTAGTACAGAGTATTTTGACAAAGAATCCCTGTTATACGGCAGGGAGAAAGATCACGGTCAAGGGGCTGATGCTCCATTCCGTAGGCTGTCCGCAGCCCAGGGCATCGGTGTTTATCAATTCATGGAACAGCCTGTCTTATAGCTATGCCTGTGTGCATGGCTTTATTGACGGCAACGATGGCACGGTATATCAGACCTTGCCATGGAACCATAGGGGCTGGCACTGCGGTTCCGGCAGTAAAGGGAGCGGCAACAATACCCATATCGGAGTCGAGATGTGCGAACCGGCGTGTATCAAGTACACAGGCGGTTCTTCTTTTACCTGTTCGGATAAGGCAGCGGCAAAGGCTGTGGCAAAGAGAACGTATGAAGCGGCGGTAGAGCTGTTTGCCATGCTTTGCAAACAGTACAATTTGAATCCAATCGCTGATGGCGTGATTATCAGCCACAGGGAGGGGCACAGCCGGGGCATTGCTTCTAACCACGGAGACCCGGAGCATCTGTGGAATGGGCTCGGCATGGGTTACACCATGGATGGATTCCGCAAAGCAGTAAAGGCGAAGATGAACGGTTCTGGCAGCACAGATAATTCTGGCACTTCCGGCCTGCAGGCATCTGCCCTTAAAAATCTCTCTGAGGCAGATGTGATTGCCAAGGTGGGGCCACTGTTTACCGCAGACCAGAAGACAAGTGGTATTCTGGCATCGGTATCCTTGGCACAGTTTATTCTGGAGAGCGGATATGGCAAATCGGAACTGGCACAGAACGCCAACAACTGCTTTTGCATGAAAAAGTCGCTCTCCGGGAATACCTGGGGTGGTTCCGCCTGGGACGGTACTTCCATCTACACCAAGAAAACGCAGGAATATGAGAACGGTGCATATGTGACCGTGTCGGCTGACTTCCGTAAATATCCGTCCGTGGAGAAATCCATTGCAGACCATTCCGCTTACCTTTTGGGAGCGAAGAATGGCGCGAAACTGCGTTATGATGGTCTGAAAGGCTGCACGGACTACAAAAAGGCGGTGCAGATCATCAAGGATGGCGGATATGCAACTTCCCCGACCTATGTGGAGAACCTCTGCTCCATCATCGAGAAGTGGAAGCTGACACAGTATGATGTGGCAAATGCCGGAACTGTGGAAGTCTGGTACCATGTGCGTAAGACCTGGGCGGACGCAGCATCCCAGAAGGGCGCATTCCACAGCCTTGCCAATGCGAAGAAGTGTGCAGATGAGAATGCGGGGTATTCCGTATTCGATGAATCGGGCAAGAATCTCTATACTGGAAAACAGACTGCCTTTCAGCCGTATCTGGTGAAGGTGTCAGTCTCTGACCTGCGTATCCGCAAAGGTCCTGGAACCGATAAGGCCAAGACCGGAAAGTACACGGGAAAGGGTATCTTTACGATAGTAGAGGAAGCGGACGGTCCCGGCGCATCCAAGTGGGGACTTTTGAAAGCATACCAGAAGAACCGCGATGGCTGGATTTCGCTGGACTATGCACAGAGAGTATAAGTAAAGAGTGCCAGGGTTTTATGTTTCTGCCGGCTGCATTTGATGTGGCCGGCAGAAACTGTATTTATTGTAGATTTATGAAAGAAGGTCAATATTCCCGTCTTTACATAACAGAAGGGAGTGTGTTTGGAATGGAAGAAAGAAAAGTGCAGGTTCTTAATGCGCCGGCGGCGGTGGCACCAGGAAAAAAGCAGTTTACGCAGGAAGAACTGCAGCGGGAATATGACTATATACGAGCGGAAAAACTGACCAGGAAACTGCTCGATCTTGGGCTGATTACTATAGAAGAATTTGACAAAATCATGGCATTAAACCGGGAATCTTTCTCTCCGGCATTGGCAAGGATTATGCCCTGAAATGCTTGCTATAGAGGGAATTTGGCGGTAACATGTCACATACCGGAAAGGAAGGTGAGTGGATGAAAAGGATTACAAAGATCGATATGGCAGAACCTCTTATCACTAAAAAGCTCCGGGTGGCGGCTTACTGCAGGGTATCAACAGGAAGTGACGAACAGCTGGTAAGCCTGGAGGCACAAAAATCCCATTATGAGTCCTTCATAAAAGCAAATCCGGAATGGGAGTTTGCGGGAGTCTATTATGACGAAGGGATAACCGGAACCAAGAAAGAAAAAAGGACACAGCTGTTAAGGCTGATTTCAGACTGTGAAGCACACAAGGTTGATTTCATTGTTGTAAAGTCAATCAGCCGGTTCGCAAGGAATACAACGGACTGTCTGGAACTGGTGCGGAAACTGACGGACCTTGGTGTCTTCATCTATTTTGAAAAGGAAAATATCAATACCCAGTCCATGGAGAGCGAACTGATGCTTTCCATCCTGAGCAGCCTTGCGGAGAGCGAGTCTGTTTCAATTTCTGAAAACAGCAAATGGGGAGTCAAAAGAAGGTTCCAGAACGGCACGTTCAAGATTTCCTATCCGCCATACGGATATGATTATGTGGACGGGGGAATGGAGATCAACCAGGAGCAGGCAGAGACTGTAAAATATATTTTTGCACAGGTGCTATCTGGAATCAGTACACACCAGATAGCAGATGAACTGAATGCCAGGAAAGTGCCCACAAAAAAGGGTGGGAAATGGACGGCATCGACGATCCGGGGCATGATCTATAACGAGAAGTATGTGGGAGATGTAATCTTCCAGAAAACCTATACGGACGAGCACTTTAACAGGCATACGAACTATGGGGAGAAAGACCAGTACCTGATGGAATGCCACCATGAACCGATCATCAGCCGTGAGGATTTTGAGGCTGCCGGGGCAGTCCTCAATCAAAGGCGGCTGGAAAAGGGAATCACAAAAGGCAGCGGAAAATATCTGAACCGGTATCCGTTCTCCGGGAAAATTATCTGCTCGGAATGCGGCGGCAAGTTTAAGCGGAGGATACACAGCAAAAACGGCGGAAAGTATGTGGCATGGTGCTGCGGGAAACATATCGATGACGTCACAGCGTGTTCCATGAAATTCATCCGCAATGCGGATGTGGAGAAAGCCTTTGTGACGATGATGAACAAACTGGTTTATGGACGTAGGTTTGTGCTGAGGCCCCTGCTGGAAAGTCTGAGGGAGATGGACCGGTCGGACAGTTTCGGCATGATACAGGAATTGGAATTGAAGATGGAGAAAAATGCGGAGCAGAGACAGATACTCACCGGCCTGATGGCGAAGGGGTATCTGGAACCTGCTCTTTTTAATAAGGAAAACAATGAATTATTACAGGAAGCGGCGGAACTGGAGATGCAAAAGAACGGGCTTTCCCATTCTGTAAACGGGGAAATGGTAAAGACCGGGGAAGTGGAGGCACTTTTGAAATTTGCAGAGAAAGGGGAGATGCTCACAGCCTTTGACGGGGAACTTTTTGGACGGTTTGTGGATCAGATCACCGTATACTCAAGAAACGAGATAGGATTCCAGATGAAATGCGGGCTTACGCTCAGGGAAAGGATGTGATGGGATGGGACATACACCATATGGATACCGGATTGAAGATGGTCGTGCAGTCATTGATGAGGAGCAGGCAGAAAGGGTTAGGAAACTGTATCGGGGTTATTTATCGGGGCTTGCCCTGATGCCGGCCGCAAAGCAGGCAGGGATTGAGACCTGGCATGGTTCTGCCAAACGGTTATTGCAGAACAGGCATTACCTCGGGGATGCGTATTACCCGGCGATTATTGACCGGGAGACGTTTGACAAGGCGGAGCAGGAACTAAAAAAACGGGCAGAAAAGCTGGGCAGGGTATGGGAACAAAAGGAAGAAGAAAAAGTCACCTATTCGGTGGATTTTTCCACAAAGCCGATGGAGAAGCAATATGAAGATCCATTTATGCAGGCAGAATATGCCTATAGCCTGATAGAAAGTGAGGGTTAGATATGGGGCAGATGGTTGGAAACCCGAAGGTTACCGTTATCCCTGCCAGACCACGTATGGGGCTGGGAAGGAATAATGAAGAAAAACAAAAGATCCGTGTAGCTGCCTACTGCCGCGTCTCTACGGACAGTGATGAGCAGGCCACAAGTTATGAAGCACAGATTGAGCATTACACGGCATTTATCAAAAAGAATCCCGATTGGGAATTTGCCGGGATATTCGCAGATGATGGAATCTCCGGAACGGATACCCGGAAACGGGAAGAATTTAACCGCATGATCGAAGAATGTATGGAAGGGAAAATCCAGATGGTCATTACAAAGTCCATCAGCCGTTTCGCAAGGAATACGCTGGACTGCCTGAAATATATCCGGCAGCTGAAGGACAGGGGAATCCCCGTGTTTTTTGAAAAAGAAAACATCAACACGATGGATGCGAAGGGCGAAGTCATGCTGACCATTATGGCGTCTTTGGCACAGCAGGAAAGCGAGTCATTGAGCCAGAACGTGAAGATAGGCCTACAGTACCGTTACCAGCAGGGGCTTGTACAGGTCAACCACAACCGTTTCCTCGGATATACGAAAGACGCTGAGGGGCATCTGGTTATTGAGCCGGAAGAAGCAGAAGTAGTCAAGAGAATCTACCGGGAATACCTGGAGGGCGCAAGCCTTTTGCAGATAGGGAAGGGATTGGAGGCGGACGGCATCCTTACCGGGGCAGGAAAGAAAAAATGGAGGCCGGAGACCATAAAGAAAATCCTGCAGAATGAAAAATATATCGGGGATGCGCTGCTTGCAAAAACATATACGGTGGATTTTCTCA